GTATTTAGATGTTTTTACAGTTTCATAAGGTAATACACAGCTGTGCGTAAATTTTTATTGTAAGAAGGAAATTCTACCCTGTTTGTAATATCCCATCTATCGCTTTCTTCATCTTTATCTTCACATACAAAACCGTCGAGCTTACTACAATCATGACTTATAAAAGTCCTGTGTTCTTCCGGGGATTGATTATAATCAACCCCAACCATATAATTTATGTTTTTGTTTGCGATATTATTCCATATTAATTCTGGAAAGTCTGGACGTGAATAATAATTATTATAATCATATTCTGTATCATCACTTGTTAGGTGTTCGAGTAATTTACTATTTTTTGGTTCTCTAGCTTTTTTCACCATTCTTTCATTGTAAAAAGCGTGATTTTTACCAGTATATGCTTTTAAATATTCTTTTTTAATATCTATCATCATCTTTTCATCTTCATACCCCATCCCAACTAAATATCTACATCTTAAATCTGGTGTTCTATTAGTTCCATCACAGTAAGCCCAACCGACAGGTGCGGGTGGTCTAATTTTATCTTCATCGTCGTCACAAGTTTGTTCGTTGTTTATATATTGAGGAGGAATCCAAGAAATAATCATTCCGCGTGGAAATTCAATAGCCCCAACAACCCCATCGGTATTAGTAGATAATATTAAGTTATTATTACCAATAGAAGCGGGATTTTTTATCCTATCAATATCATTTAACATCGAATCTATTCTACTGGCTGAGGTAGATGATAATTCTTCATGATGTTCGTCTATCTCATCAACATATTTTTCTAATTCTTCTACTCTTAATGTTATTTTATCGTTATTACCAATACAATATTCATTAATGATTCGTTCAAATTCATAGTCGATAATTTTAATTTCGTTGTCAATATTCTTTTCTAACGTTTTTATTTTTTCTGTTATCAAAGTTTCCAATGAATTATTATTTTCTTTGATAGTCTCTTTATTTATTCTATCGTTCTTTTCCAACTCTTCTATTTTTTCAAACGCTTTTTCATTTTCCACGATTATTTCTACTATCAAAGTTTCCAATGAACTAATCTTCTTCTTATGTTCATTATTATTTTTTTCGCTTATTTCTATTATCAAAGTTTCCAATGAACTAATTTTTTTCTTATGTTCTTTATTATTTTCTTCTAAAGTTCGTATAATTTTATCTGTTAATAATTCATAACTTTTTGGTTTATTTTTAAAAATAAATAAATTTATATATCTGTATATTATTTGGATGATTATTACTATTATAGTTATTTCAATTGTATTTACCATTATTTTGGTCCTATTTTTACGAATAAAATATTTGTCTGAAAATTCAATTTTAATTATTTTTAAATACGGATTCTTTATGTATCATAAAAATATCTAACCCTGATTTATCGATACAAACATAATGTTTAGATTCTAAATATTCTATTATTTCAACGCTCGTATCCGGATAATTATTTTCAAATCCTATAACATCTATAAAAACTTTATTAAAATTAATAGATTTGATTACATCGAATTCACCTCCTTCTACATCGATAGATAAATAATTAATATAATTGATATAATATTCATCACATACATCTTCCACAGTTCGCGTTTTAACAATTATGATATCTGTTGAACCTCCGTATGAAACATTTTCACTTAATAATCTATTCATATGACGTGGTTCGTAAGACGATTTTAAACCTGAAAGCATTTCTGTATATCCAGAATTTTTAATAAATTCAGCTTCTCCATTACTATTACTTATTGCGCAATTAATATTAATATTCTTTGCTCTATTAATAACTAATGTATCATACACACTCTTAATCGGTTCTATATTTATACCGGACCAATTGTTTTCTTTTTCAAAATATAATGTATTATTTATTGTAACACCGTCATGTGCTCCAATATCCATAAAAATACCATTTTTATACCCTTTAAAAATTTCTGTTTCCAAAAATCTATCTTGTCCAAACTGAGAATAAAATTCCTTTTCCATTTTTATATTTTAAATATAAATTTTATATTTAAATCTGTATAAATTGCTTATTTGATAATTTTGTCAAAATTTTAAATATTTTAAATTAAATACCAATATCACCTTATAATATATATTTATCATCGAGAGTGTGTTAAAATAATAGTTGTTTTAAGATATATAAAAATAATTCACGTAAAAAATAAGACTTGAAAGTCTTATTTTTTACGGTAAGTGACATAAATTATTACACCGATAATAATTATTATTGATAATAATAAAACTATTTTTAATCCGTAATTTTTATTATTGGTGTTTTCCAAACCAATATTAAACGCATATTTTTCTTTGATAATATTTGTTTGCTCTGTATTATAATATGAATTACGAAATAATTTATATTTTTCGTTTAAACATACAGGAAGTTCATTTTTTAGAGAGCCTTCTATTGAAGAAATTAAAGTATGATCTTGAGTAAAAAGTTGTATGTGAGCATACGCATTAATTTCATTTTTACTTATTAAAGAGGCGATTGTAATATCGGAAGATGTTAAATTTTCATTGTGATTTATAGCATAATTTGAAATAGAATTAACTATTTTTGTTCGCACCTCTTTACTAGGGTAATAGATACAAGCAGTGCAAACAGGTGATTTTAATTTTGTAAAATCTTTATTTTCATCTAACGTTTCACAATCATTAATAAATTCAAAATACATCATATCGGTATCTGAAGGATAATTATTCACACAGAAATTTAATATACTTTTTGTAATACCTAAATGATATATAAGTTTAAGATCATCTTCGATTATAAATATATCATTAAAATTATTATCTTGTAAAATGGAAAGATACGTCATAAAATGAGACGCTTGTGAAAGAGAAATAGCTGAACTTTTACTATTTAATTGTTTTTCTAACAGTTTTTTAGTTTCTTCAGTAGCGGGATAAGGTTCTATAAATTTATAATTTTTAAAACCTAAACTTTTCATCAGTTCGTTCATTCTATCATACCGATGTGTATGTTTTTTCATATGCATGATAAAACACGGAACTGTTGTATAATAATCATCTTGACGCCGTTCATTACTTAACGGTGTATCGGTGTCAGCCATTTATTTGTTTATTTAATATTAAATAAACAAATAATTTTAACAATGGAAATAAATTTAATATTATTAATCTGATAAAAAATGATTTTTAAAAAATTAAAAATTATACAAAAATATACAAATGTTTAATATGATATTCGGAAATAATACTATCCCAATTATAATCACTCAAACTATAATAACTTATATTATAGTAAAATATATTAACGGAAAAAATAAGAATAATGTTGAAACAATGTTTGAAGAAAAGATTAAAAAAATCATGGGTAAAACTGAAGAGATTGAAAATAAAAATAAAAACACTCTTGAGAATATGAGTGGAACATTATTGAATGTGTCAAAAGAGATAGATGCCATTAAACGACCGACTGTTTCATGTCCAGATAATAATAACTTAATATTATCTACCAACAGCTACGGGATGATTGGAGCGATAGAATTTCCACGCGGAATGATTATTTCTTGGATTCCACCTCAATATATTGATAATGAAGATGAGACACAAGATCGTCTAAGACCGCCAGCTCCTGTTGGTTGGGCTTACTGTGATGGAACTAACGGAACGCCCGATTTACGTTGTTCTTCGTTGATTGGCGTTGGTTTTGAAGATGAAAAGATAACACGTGAAATTGATCCGCGCGAACACGAACGCCATATGTTTGATACACGTGAGGCTAAAATTCGCACAAATGTCAATAAAATTAATATAAGAGCCAACTGGTCGCCAAATTTTATGATTGGATGGAATTACTTGGGAGGTTGCTCTGGTGGTGAAAGAATTTCGAAATTACAACATACAAATTCCGCACAAAAACTTTTAAACGCGATAACTGACATTGAAAAACGTGAAAAAGATGATCCTTATATGACACCTATAAAATCAACTGCTTGGAATTATTATCCAAACGCTCATCTGTCTAACAATTGTAATTTTCGTTTAAATCACGGTGGAGCTAGAGCGGTATATTATCTTATGAAACTCTAAAAAATACAATAACTATAAAAAAATAAAAAAATAATAAACTATAAAAATATGATAGGAATTCCTATCATATTTATCCATATCAAAATTTATCAAAACCTTACTAAAACAAATCTATTTTATTATCAAAAAATGAGATTTAATTATTTATTTCAAAATAATTAAATAAATCACAAACTATGGAAAGCGTAATAGATATAAACATTCTTAAAAACTACGATTACAACGAGTTTAAAATATATTTAGAATCAAACACAAATCAAAAATTATTAGAATTAAAATCGTACTTTGATAATATCTATTATAACACAGATATTACCGGAATCAGTGATGAAAAATACGATCTGATAGTAGATACAATAAAAACGAGAGACCCTGATTATCATTCTACCATAGGGCATACCGTGAGAGAAGGAGAGAATAGAGTTCGATTACCGTATTGGTTAGGTTCGATGGATAAAATCAAACCGGAAGATGTAAATGTTATAACGAGATGGGTTCTCAAGAACCCAGCCGATAAATATATTATCGAAACTAAATTAGACGGTATTAGCGCTCTTTTTATTTTTAAAAATAATGAGAAAAAACTATACACGCGAGGAGATGGGATTATAGGAGCCGATATTTCTTATCTCACAGAATATATTAATAATATACCGAATAATCTTAATAGTGAAATAGTTGTTAGAGGTGAATTGATAATGAAAAAGCGAACGTTTGAAACTAAATTCTCTTCAAACTATGCGAATCCCCGAAATATGGTGGCGGGTCGTTTAGGCGGTAAAATATTACGTGAAGGGATTCACGATATAGATTTTATAGCGTATGAAATAATAACAGAACAAGAGGAAGAATCACCTTCAACGCAGATAAACCGTTTAAACTCTATGGGTTTTACAACTGTTAGGAATCAAATTATTTCTACTGTTGAAATCGAAGAATTAATAAATAGCCTGTTCCTTTTTAAGGAAACGAGTGAATACGAAATAGATGGGATAATAGTTCAGCCAGATAAAGAATATATACGGAATATTTCAGGAAATCCGGATTATGCATTTGCTTTTAAAATGCGATTTGAAGAGAATTTAAAACAGACTGAAGTTTTAGAAGTAGAATGGAATATCAGTAAATGGGGGCAATTAAAACCTATTGTTATAATCAAACCGATTCAATTAGGAGGCGTTACAAATTCAAAAGCTACAGGGCACAACGGTAAATTTATATTCGATAATAATATTGGACCGGGTGCTATCATTTCTATTACTCGTTCAGGAGATGTTATTCCGTATATAGTCGCGGTAATACAACCGGCAACCGAACCACAGATGCCCGATATACCGTATAAATGGGATGAAACAAGAACGAATATATTCACTGAAACGAACGGGTCTGAAATGTGTGTTAAGTTATTGACTTCATTCTTTTCAAGTTTAGGTGTAAAATTTGTGAGTGAATCGACGATTAGAAAACTACACAATAATGGATATAATAATTTATTTAAAATATTGAGAGTGACAGAAGATGAAATATCAGTGATTGAAACGTTCGGAAAAGTATCTGCTAAACGAATCTATAATAATATTCATAATAATCTACAAAATCTATCGATTCCTTTAGTTTTAGGAGCTTCAGGTGTTTTCGGTTTTGGATTGGGGAAGAAAAGAATCGAAACCTTATTCAAAGATATTCCAGATATCTTAACGATATATAAAAATATATCAAGAAATGAAATGGTGGAAAGAGTGTTGAATGTTGAAGGATTCGCAGAAAAAACAGCTTTAAAAATAGTAGATAATTTAATTTGGGCTGATAAATTAATTTTCCTATTAAGCGAATTCGCAACGTTTGAAAATGAGATAATTGAAAATGACAACGAATTTATATTTTCTAAAAAATTCGTTATTTCCGGTTTTAGAGATAAAAATTTAGAGAATGAAATTGTTAGAAAAGGTGGAAAAATCGTTTCATCGGTCTCTAAAAATACCGATTTTTTAATTGTAAAAAATTTAAATGAAACTTCTTCTAAAATTATTAAAGCTCGTGAATTATCGATTCGTGTAATAGAAGTAGAAGAATTTAAAACTACTTATTTACAATAAAAAAATTATATTATTTATATATTTTGTATATTTTAAAAATTAAAACTAAAAAAGTTTTAATTTATATTTATTATCTATCACCACATCAAGCTATAATTGTGATACGGTTGATATATATCAGTTCCTAAAACTATATCTTTAAAAAAATCTGTAGTATAAGAAATTGAACTTCCTGTTACAAAAGTTGTTAAATTTCTACTTTTAAATTTTAAATTTTGTTTTACAATAGAATTCGTTATTATTATTTCTACATTCTGCAAATCTTTTATTTCGTCCGGAAATTGTGAAGGTAATTTACTTAAAATAATCACACGTCTCAACTGTTTGCAATTTTGTATTCCAATTAAACATACCTTGAATGAACTTCTGATATTAACACATCTCAAGTTGGGAAATTTATCCCAATTAATATGTAAAATATTTCTTCTAGAATGATTTTCTGTGATGTATAAAGATGTAGTTTTATAGCAAATCACCATTGGATCGATACAATCAGATATTATATTATTTGTTAAAAATACCACATTCGGATAATATTCTGTTAATCCTAAATGTGGATTCTCAACGTTATTTATTTCCATACATCGCAAAAATCTGTAATGCAATTGATATTGAGATATGAAAAAAGAATAACTAACTCTTTTATTATTTATATCTTTCAAATACCCGTACCGTTTTCCAATCTGATTAATATATTTACAACTTTTGATAAACGATAGAGTTGAAAAATTATCAGGTAGGAATTCAAATATTGATAATATATTATCATGACATATTTTTTCCATAAAATTAATAATAATTAATTATTATTATAATTAATAAACTTTAGATTAATAAAAAAACTTTCTTAAATAAATGGCAACTAAAAAACCTGATTTTAAAAAACTTGTTAAAAAAGCTAGAGTGGTAAAATTGGTACCGCCCCCGTTAGGAAACGTAAAGCCCCAAGAATTTATACAGACAACAGAAAAAGGAGTAATGAGTGATATTAAAAAGAATGAACAAGATACTTTATTTTATCAATCTATACTTAGACTAGATAATCCGGAAGAAATACTATATGAAATAAGAAGTTATACTATTCAACCGGTCACTTCTGCAAACACCCGTTTCATATTAAATATAATATCAAAAAATATACCTAAAGAATTATTAAAACCTTTTTTTCAAGACTATTCAAAGAATTCGCTTTCATTATCTAATTTTTATAAAGAATATATGAAAACAAATAAAAGAGAAATTGATAGAATAGCTATCGCTAAAAGAAAAAAGGAAGAAGATGTGAAAGAAGAAGATCTAAATAAAAAACGGAAAGATAGGAGAAACCAAGAACTCTTTGGAACAGACTCGGATTTTTCATCGTCAGATTCTGACGATTCTGAAAGTTCTGAAGGGTCAGATGATGAAAAATCTGATATTTCTGAAGGTGAAGCTCTAAGCGATATAGAAGTAGATGAAGAAATGAATGAAGAGAATGAAGAAGGTGAAGAACCCGTATTCGGTGATAATCGAGCTAGAATGGCAACTGCTTACGAGAGGGCGATGGCAATGCCCATAGAACAAAAACGAAAATATGCTAAAACGGTAATCGTAGACGAAACAAAACAACAAGAAAAAGTTAAATATAAATTTGGAACTACTAATAAAACTAAATGCGGTAATCATTGGAAAAATACAAGAGGTGCTTTTAATATATTAATAAAACCGGAAAACGGTTTAGATACTATCGAACCGTACGTTATTAAAATTGTCAATAAATTAAAAACTGAACGTATCAATAATGAGATTTGGTATTACACTAATAAAATTTTTGACGAACTACTAATGTGCGGTGACAATGCACATTTACGAAGTCATGACGGTGATATTCATACAGCTGTAAGTGACGATGGAAATGTTATCAGTTTTAAAATAGGATTACAAACAAAGCCGGGAAAAGGTCGACAGGTATTTAAACTTTATAGTGAAGAAGATTTTGAGACAGAAGAAAAATTTTACGAATTATCTAAAGAAACAGTTGAACAGAGAGCTGCTAAAATTTTAGACGAACCTGTAACAAACGAGATTATGAATATGGGGAATCGAGTATTATTAAATGGAATTAATTTTTACATGGCTGATACTGATAAATTTAGAACAATTGTCCCTGAAATAATTCGTGAAATAGCGGGAGAGAGTAATGATGTGAATATGTTCGCTTCAAGACTTGGAGATTTGTATATTTATTTATTACCTGAAAACGCGGGTTTTATCAGTATGTTAAATAATGAAGATGATTTGACAGCTGTTGATTTATTGAACTTATCACAGGAACAAAAATACCCTCAATTGACTGAAATGACCGGTAGAGAACGCGAGCAAAAAATGCGATTTTTTGAAAATCGGTTAAGCTCGTTCATTGCCGATTTTGTAGAAAATATATATTTTCTAAGGAATCCAACTGAAAAACGACCTATGAGACCGGGTAAAGTTAATATAATTAGGCGAGATGACACTATTCAAGAGATACCTGAAATTGTTGAAAACGTCTATGTTTCTAAACGTCAAAAACTCGGTGAGGGCTTAATCGCTCTTATTAGAATTAATTTAGATCAATTAGAAGAACAATTTATTAAAAAGAATTTTCAAGATAATGTTTCTGAACTATCTGAAGAATCAGATTACGATAGCGATAATTTTAAAGAAGGTGATTTCGAAACCGCTTCAGAATCCGGAGCAGAAGAGACTAAATCTGAACCTGAAGAGAGAGAGAAGAAAAAAGAGATTAAAAAACCTAAAAAACAACCAAAAGATAAAGTATGTGTTTTTTGCGACGAACAACTATCAAGAATGGGATCGCTAAAAACGATAAAAGAAGATAAAAATAAAATGAAAATTGTGCATTTTTGTAAATTTAAATGTTTTGTAGATTATAATGAGTGGAAGAAAAAGAAGTAATTTTTTAATTTTAAAAACATTAATGTTTTTAAAAATTTATTCTATTTTTTGTTTGTAAATTGTAAATAATTTTTGCTGTTTTTCTAAATTATCATTTTCGGAATTCAAAAGAGATATTTCGTCTTCGTTTAATTCAAAAATTTTATTACTACTATTTACACAATCTACTACATAAATTTTAGTTTTATCATTATAAGTATAAGTTGATGGGGCTACCTCGTCAATCACTTGATACATTTCATCCACTGTTTTTATTCGCATTTCAGAATATTCTTCATTTTTCTCTTCCATTCTTTCAGTGATTATAGAATGTAATAATCCTTCAATACCACCAGCTAAAGCTAATAGTGAACATAACATTCTCTCAAAATTAATATTTTTTGGATTGCAGAATTTTCCAACTTTCTTTAATGTATCAAAAATTCCTCTTTTAAAATAGTTCACCGATTTATCTCTCGTTTCTTCATCCATATATTCAGAACGAACATTTCTCGCAACATCTACAACCCCTTTTAATACGTATAATTGCATTTCCGGTTTGTAAATAGTTTTTTCTATCTTTTCCCATTCTCGTATCCATGTTTTATACGAAGTTTTCATAATATCTTCGTATGGCTGTTCTTCGAGTGGTAAAATAATAAGAGATTGGATGAGTTCAAAACATTCATTTTTGTAATGTTTAAAAAGTTTCGAGTCTCTATTCGATTCGATAAAATCTTCAATATATTCAGCCGCTCCTTTATCTTGCACATTATCCCATCCACAATCCCAATCAACTTTTAATGGATTAAACAATACCTTAATTAATTTTCTAAATTTTTTAACAGTTGTGTTCGAGCGTTTTCTTTCCATTTCACGCGAGACGGAAATTAAAAAAAGTTTCGCATCGCTGAGCGGGTCGAAACGGTCGCTTATAAAACCACATTCTGTATGTTCTAAACTTAACCATAGCGGATTATCTTCCATATCTTCAACATATGAAAAACCATAATCTATTATCACAGAATATTTTCCATAAGACGGCACAACGTAATATTTTTCATCATTAATCACATATAAAAATACAACATCTTGCGAACAGTTTTTGATCATAATATTCAACGAATGTAAATCATAATGAGTAAATTTTTTCTTATTTTGAGCGATGATTATAGCCATCAATATTTGCTTGATAGATGAAAATACGGTACTGTCGTCGGTTCTCCTGCTCCGTATCATATCGTATAATTTATATTCACTCTCTATATATTCGCATAATAAAAGTTCCTTTTCGATCGGATATTTAGATTTAATATTAAATGGGTCAGAACCTTCTATATATTCAGGTTCCACTTTAGCAGTAACAACACCGAAAACTTTACAAAAGTGAGGGCAGTAAGAAGCAATATCTTTCAAACTTCTCATAACTGTGAATTCATGTCGGACCATATAATTAATCTCTTGTGAAAGTTTGAATATACATTTCTTATCTTCTAAATTCTTAAAATTCATTATTCCAACAATACCATGTTTTCCTTGATCATTTTCATCAAAAATAGTATCAACTTCTAACCAATCTTCCCATTTTATTTCAGAATGAGAATTATATTCGTCTAAAATAGTATTATAATCAACGATACTTTTTTCAATATCCATTATTGTTAATTTTAATTATATTTAAAATTATATTTAAATAATAATATATTTAAATATAATTTTAAATATAATTAAATATGAATGATAAGACAAGTATTGATGATTTATTTAATGGACACGGTAAAGATGAAAATCAAAACATATCAGACGAGAGAATTAAAACAGGAACCAAAAAAAGAAATAAAACTTTAGATATTTCTTCAAAACCTTTAAAAAGTGATGAAGACGCTGAAGATATGTTATTAAACAATAATGTTATGATTTCACAAATTACAGATTTATCATTGGATAAAAAAGATAGAATATCTGCTTTAGAACAATATTTTACCGCCAACCAAGAAAACACGATAGAGTTAATCAGTAAATTAACCGGTATGTATCAGTTTAGCGGAACAAGAATTTTAGAAGATTATCTTATACTGGTTTGTAAAAATAAAATCATCTCATCGTTTTTAAAATTGGAAGCGTCAAAAGGATTACTTTCTTTTCAAGAAGATGAAGAAGAAATAGATGTAGATGATAATAAGGAAATGGTAGAAATAAAGAAAGCTAATAATAAGAGAATTAAAAAACAGAATGAAAAAAGGAAAAAGCATGGGTATAAAATGCATAATCTTATCTGTTCCACATTAAAAGATTTACCTACTCCATGTACTGTTTCCGCGATCTTAATATTAATGGAATGTAAAAATTATATAGATGAGTGCGATTTATATTTTAGAAAAGTTATTAACGATACGGTTATAGAATGCGATTATCGTTATAAAATAATTCTATCGTTAGAAAAGAATGATAAGATTTTGAATAGAGATTTTTATATTAGGAACGCATGTTCAGATTTTTTATACAATACGTCCAATATGACAATGTATAGAATCCTTTCTTCTCAATGCTTACTCCAAAAATATTTAGATGAGACTGTAGATGTGGAACGGGTGAACTTGACCCTTTTAAGTTTTGCAGAAGATGACGTGTTAGATTACGATTTACGGGCCGACGCCGCTGACACTCTTATGAATTTAGGAACGGAATATTTCAAAAATAGAGCGTTAGAAATAATAGATATGCTTGGGAGAATGAAAGGAACAGTTCGAACCGTTTTTGAGAATGCCCAAAACGTCCATACAAAAGAAGTAGAAGCTTCGGTGATAGAGATTTTAGAATTTTTGAGTTCAGTTCCTACAATGTGTATCGATGGAGAACCGATCGATTTGAATTATATTTTTGGACAAATAGAATCTATTATGAAAGAACAGATTAGTAAAATTCCTGTAGAATTCGATTGTAAAAATTGTAAATCAAAAGAGTTTAAAAATTTCTGTTCCGAATATTGTGAGAAACAATTTACATCTCATTCTAAAATTAGAATGTCGTTAAATCGTATCCTTATGGATCGGTCAATGTATTCTAAATTTAATAATAATCTCGGCGGTATTCTATGTAAATTATGGAGTTATATAACCGAACATGACCAAAAAGAAGAATTAAAAATTAGATTATTACAAGAGTTAGAAGATATGTCAGGCACCTGCTCTACCGGATTCGCATCTAGATTATTGAATGTGATTTCTGGATTCGGCAAGTTTTCAGTTCGTATCTCGTGGGAAGAACAGATAATCGGAAACGTTGCCGGTCGTTTGAACGCTAAAATTAAAAGCGTGTGTGATGATAATTCTGTTTTTAGAACTGATAAATTTGAAGAAGTTATAGATTTATGGTTGAATAGAAATATAGAGATTAAAAAAGAATTTTCTAAAACATTAAATATAGGCTCAACACACGAAAATAAATTGGGTAAATTTTATATTCCGACAATTAATGAAGAACAAAAGAATATAATTTTAGAAGATTTTCAAGGAGAGGTTTTAAACGAAATGACTATCACATCTTCTAAATTTTCAAACAGGCAGAATTTCTTACTATTCTTTAGAACTTATATTTCTTCAATAAGAGAAGAAATGGTTACCGAATTTGTAGATTTCATATCCGATACAGATTTTGATTTGTATTTCCGGTCGGCAATAATAGCGTACGAAGGAGAAAATTATTAATTATACTATTATATAATAAATAATGAGCAACATTGAAATTACCAAGTTCAATATTGCAAATAAAATTAAGAACGCTCCGTATTTTGGTGTTTATAATGGAGTTATAACAGAACATAAAGATTTTCCTTATAAATCTTTTTATAAAGGAAATCCATTTGTCGATGTTCCATATGTAGATGCGCGAGAGGCTGGAGCAGTGGTTTTAGATGACAAAATGTATTTTAGAAAACATCTCAATTGGAATCCTCCTATTTTAGTTAAAGATGATGATATTAAAGATGGTGATTTATCAGAAAATACCGCTGACAAAAACATAGATGAAGAATCGGGTCTAAATCAATATACTACCATTTCGGATATAAATTCACCTCATTACGATAAAATAAATGACACCAAGGATCATTTTCATAAATTATTTACTGATATAGTCGGGAGTCGATAATTTAATAAAATTAAGATTTTATTAAATTATTTAAAAAGTAACATCTATATATTTTTGTAAATAATCTTCACTCGAATCAGAATACGCGTAATCTTTTTTAGGGCAGCTATTAAATTCTGGTTGGCTTGACGTATATCCAATCTAACTATTCATTTTATCTAAATAATCTATATCACGAATTTCTATAATTGTATCATTTGTAATACCTTTACACTCTTTTTGTTCAATAATCTCCGGATTTTCATTATCTTGTTTCTTGTTATTTTTATTTTTTTCATATCTTTTTAAAATATTTTAAAAAAGATATGAAAAAAATAAAAATATAATACACATTTATTATCTACTTTATATTTATAAATATGTTAAATTATTTAACATATCTGTTTTAAGGCTGCCCTGATTGCTTTCACCCGGCGTTTCTATTATCACGATTTTCGGCAGATAATGATGCATTTACAACAGGGTTCCGAGATGGTAATTTTTTACTTCCTATTGTACCAACAGCATTTTGGGGAAGACGACACTTACCGGGTGTGCAGTCATTCATAGGAGATAATCTATTTCGCATATTCCACGGTGTGCTGTTCGCATTGCTAGATAATTGAGATTCTTTTTGTGCTTTTTTTACTGATCTAAACACAGCACTTTCACTAGTGTCAGCTATTAATTTATCGGCATATTGTGTGCTTTTATCAGCTACAGCCAATTGTATGTCTTGAGGAGACGTCACTGGTGTTTGTGATTTACGTACTGTTTGCGATGTTGTTGGTGGTGTTGATGGTGGTGGCAGTGGTGGTAAAACTTGTTGTTGTTGAGTTGGCGGTGGTAGTGGTGGTAGTGGCGGTAGAACTTGTTGTTGTTGAGTTGGTAGTGGTGGTGGCGGTGGTGGCGGTAGTGGCGGTAGAACTTGTTGTTGTTGAGTTGGCGGTGGTGGTGGCGGTGGTGGTGGTAGAACTTGTTGTTGTTGTTGAGTTGGCGGTAGTGGTGGCGGTAGTGGTGGCGGTAGTGGTGGTAGAACTTGTTGTTGTTGAGTTGGCGGTGGTGGTAGTGGTGATGATTGCGATAACACATTTTCAGTTTCATGAGAAGACTCATTTGGTGTGTATGGCGCCAGATTCACACCAAATGAGACTGCATCTTCAACTCTCTCCTGATTAGCATCCTTATTCGATATTATTACAGATTGGCGTTTTGAATTGACAGTTGCTGAATTTGTAATAACAGGTGATTTTCCCTGTCCTGCTGAGTTATTTGCAGCTTTCCATCTGCTAGTAATATCAGCTCTTTTTGTTTCTATTGTCTTTTTTTGATTAAATAGATTAATTAATTTTTTGTTTGAATCGTTTTTTGATTGATTTAGTTGTTCGATGTTTTTCTTAATGTTATTACGCTTTTGTGGATTTTTTACATCAGCAAGTTCTAATTCATACTGTAAGCTTTTCAACGCCTCTGTCTCTGCATCTAATTTTTCTTTTAACAATTTTGCCTGAGCTTCAATATCAAGTACTTCATTTTCTAATCTAATTCTTTTTGAATTAGCACTTCTTATTTGTTTTTCTTCTTTTTGCTTCTCACTGGAATCGTTTTTTATTGTTCTCTCTCGTTGTCTTTTTACATCATCTAATTTCCGCTCCGTTTGTTTTTTCTCTTCATATGACGCAGCTCTTGCGTTTCTTACTTCTTCTAGTTTCTGTTCTGCTTTCCGTCTTTCTTCTTCTAATAGTGATAAATTAACGCTAGTAGCTCGTATCAACTCTGTTTTATTTTCGTGTGTTTCCCGAATCTTTTTTTCAGCTTCTGCCACTGTCTGTCTTTGTATTTCAAGATTTTCTTTTGCTTGTTTGGCTTCGGCTGCTATCTGTATTGCTGCTTCTTCTTGATTTCTGACTAGTTCTTCGGTGGATTCTAATTCTTCTTGATGTCTGGCTAATTCTTCTGTTTTTTCTTCGACCTCTTGTTCAGCTGCAACCTGTTTCGCAGTTGCAGCTTCAACCGCTTGTGCATGTTTATTTTTAATCTCTCGTAAAGCCGCTTCTGCGGCTTTAAACTGTGCATCGTCGTTTCCCGTTTTCTTATTTTGTGTATTTTTTGACACACTTTTATCTCTCATTAAAAAAATATAAAATATAACAGACACTACAACTATTACCAAACCTGTTATCCATATAATATCAGATGGTTCTATATCACTACATGTATCGTTGGATCCAGCTCTTAATATAGAACCAAGAGCGATTATGACCATCCCTAAAAATAACATAAATATGCATGAAGTTAGACTGGCAATTTTATCAAAAATTACACAACCACATGTTAATGCATTAATAAATAACGTAGTTGGCGCTACAATTAAGAAAATACCTAAAAATGCAATTCCGTGATTTGCAGCTCTCAATAAAGGTAAGGATTCACATGTTTTATTTTCATCTAAATTTTTTTGGATAATTAAACTGCGATAATACAACATAATACCTAATGCATACATTATTAACATAATTGCAGCACTTTTTACATATGTCATTTCAAACTTAACCATCTTGTTTTATTTAATAATATATTTTATATATTATTAAATATTAAAATTTAAGATGTAATAATATTTTAATCACATTCATTTTATGGTATGCAATCAATATTCTTTACTTATAAATAAACATGGTTAGTTTCATAGCTGTTCTAAAAATATTGTTTTTAATCTGACCAAATACCTAGTTTAGTATCATTTCTAAATAATAAAAAAATAAATTATTTTAGAAATAGAACATATCATGATTATTAGAGCTCGCTTTGACCAGAGGAATTACTAGGAAACATACTGCTGTCCTTTCTGAGCAGATGAAACTTTTCTTCGTTGCATCAATATATAAATTGATATACATATAATAGAGAATCCCAATAATGACGATCCCAATATCCATATAATATTAGATGGTTCTATATCACTACAATTATCGCTAGAACCACCTCTTAATATAGCTCCAAGGGTGGTTATAGCACCCCCTAAAAATAACGTAAATATAAACAAAGTCATATAATGAATTTCGTTAAAAATAATACATTTGCATTGTAGAGCGTTAATAGCTAACGTAACGGGGACTACAATTAAGAAAATACTTATAAATAACATTCCTTGATTTACATTTCTCAATAGTTTACTTTCACATTTTTTATTATTTTCTAAATTTTTTTGGATAATTAAACTCCTGTAATACAAAAATACACCTGAAGCCAACATAAGTATCATAACCAATATTGAAAACATATATGCATGTTTTTTATTTGTGCCGTCGTCATTCATTATTTTATATTTAATATAAAATAAAAAAATTATATATTTTTTTTTAAATTATTAAGTTTTCTTGAAACTCAAGATGTGATTTATGTATGATGTTTAAAAAATAATAATAGACATCTCTCATAAATTCATCGTTCAAACCGCTCATTATCACCTTTCCGCTATGAAACACTAAAAAAGTATTATACCGTTTTTTATTTATCTTTTTTAGCTGTTCCTTATTCGATACGTATTGTAAATAATCACCATATAGAATTTCGCTCTGATTCCATTGTCCATTTTCAAACATTACGGTTTTTTTAATTTTCATGCTTGTTATATCCTTTGTTACAGGTATTTTTATATTCACACCTGTATAACCGAACGATGTTTCTAAGAGTGAATGGAATTCTGTTTGATTACTCATATATTGGGCGAATTTTTCTCTATCGACCAGAAAGCCCAAACTGAAATCTATATTTCTCATCGCTGGGATATAGATACATTCGAACGTATCACCTCTTGTTAATCGGTAGATATCAACATTATCTTTTATATATTCCCAAATGTATTTCATACATTTCTCAGGTTGTTCATCGTTTTTACAGCCCGTTATTTGAAACATTCCATTTTGGCATACTTTGAAATTTAGAAATTTCCCTTCTACAATCATCACAGTAGTAAATGAGTTTCTAAACCATTTCCCCCTTTACGATAA